TATTATATAAAATGAGTGTTGCTAAAAAGTATCTCTCCGTTCAGCCGAGTAATGTTCCTTCAACCGGTAAGGTTTCCTTTGCTCGTGGTAATCCGATTCTTACTATTACATTAGGTCGTCAAGATGCTATGCTTGATTTATCGTCTCTTCGCCTTAGTGGTGATTTAAATATATGGCGTGATGCTGCTGGTACGCTTCATCCTACGGATGCTGCTGCTGTTGAATTACGTGGTTCTCACAAGCTTGGGATTTATTCAGTAATTGATCAGCTTGTTTTTAGACACGCAGAAACAAAACAAGTAATTGAGCATATTAGACATTATGGGAGATTCATGGCTTCATATATGCCGGTTATGGCTGGTATGCAAGATGTTGCGGGTCATTTAGGTGAAACTGCTTTAATCTATCCTAATTATCAAGCGTATCGTGATAGTGTTATTCGTAATACTCGTGCTTCTCCCTTTTGTATTCCATTACCTTCGGGTTTAACTCTTGGTGCTGATAAACTACCATTATCAAAAGTGCCTTTAGAGATAGAAATTCATTTAGCTCCCGATAGTCAAGTATTTTATTCTAGTGATGCTACTACTGCTAATGTTTCTAATGCTTTCTATGAGTTAAGTGGTTTAGAGGTTGCTTGTGAAGTTGAATATGGTGTTTCTTCTCCCGATAGTGGTGTTCTCGCATTCAATTCAATTACGTCGTATTTCTCTACTCTTGAATCAACAAATAGTATTATCAACTTTAATCTTGGATTAAGTAAAGTTCTAGGTTCATTTGTAAATTTTGTTCCCGCGAATTTTGTAAATAATTTAGCTCAAGATGGTTTCCTCACTTACATGCCTACGAAAGCGGCTAATGCTGTTGGTACTGGTGGTGGTGCTGTTGCTGACCTAGAAACTATTTCATTCCTCCGTAATGGTGAGCGTTTCCCCTCTGCTTTTGAGGTTAAGTCGGTTCATAGTGCTTCTAATGATACCCCCCTTGCTGATCCTCAAGTTATTAAGGGTTTCTTATCTTCTATTATCCCCGAGAAAATGCATACCCGCACAACTGTTTCACCTCTCAATTCTAACCGTCTTTTCACTGCTAATCAAAATGCTACAACTGGTTATAGATTCATTCCCGATACTGGTGCTGCTTATGGTGTTGGTGTTCTCTATGATATGCTTGATAGTGAAGGTGTTGATTTTTCCGAAGCTCAGTTTTCTATTCAAATGACAAATGGTTTAGATGATGGTAACCCAGTATCGGCGTATTTATTCATTAAGTCTAAGGTTGTTGTCGCATGGTCTACTAATGGTGTTGAGGTTGTTATGTAAATTTTTTCTATGTAAAATAATTTTTAATAAATTTTTTTTTAAATTTTTATATATTTATAAATATAAAAATGGATTCTAAAGCTGATGTTTCTACTGATCGCATCCCCGACCTTATTAAGATTGGAGCTATCCCTAGTGAATATGGACAAATGCTTCATACTGATGTAATTGACCCAGTTACTTTCTCGCAGAATCGTGTGAGATTCACGCTTTCACGTGTTGCGGGTTTTCTTCATTCTAATTCTAAGGTTACACTTGCTGTAACTCCCCTCACAACTACTACCGCTTTCTATCCTCTCAATATTGGTATTTCTAATCTTATTAAGTCCGCTGCTCTTCGTATTGGTAATCAAACTGTTTGTGAAATTGATGATTATGACCAGTTCCACGCATATCAGTCTATGTTTATTTCAAATGAAGACAATAAGGAGCGTGAGCAGTTCTTGTCTCAGAGGTGTATATCTCACAAACCTATTTATGATGACCGCACGGCAAATACAACTGATAAACCTCCTAACTCTGCTAAAAAGGTTGGTTTAGATGTTGGACGTAATCCAGTTGTTGCTGCTGCTGGTGGTGCTGGTACTTTCCAGCTTCTACCCTTCCAGCTTCATAACTCTACATCGGCACAAACTATAAGTGAAGCCCCAGTTTATTCAGTATATTTAAGCGACCTTTTCCCATTCCTTAAATTTAATCAGCTTCCTCTATTCATGATAGATCAAGAAGTTCATATTGATATTGAATTTCAGCCAACTATTAGTTCTCTTGGTGGTGCTGGTCTTTCTCGCCGTATGTGTGTCGCAAATAGTGATGCTGGTTCTAACACAGTTGAATACCAAATTACTGAAGATGAAGTAAAACTTATTTATGATTCTATTACTTTTGAAGGTGATTTAATGGAGAAGTTTAGAGAGAAAAATAAGTCGGGTTTAACTTTCCAGTATGTTGATTACCGACTTGCTAAACGCACTGGAGACCAAGCAGCATTCGCTGATTTAACTTTTCAGCTCGGTGGTAATGGTCGCCTAGTATCTAAGGTTATCATGGGTCTTCAGCGTAATGAAAATTTCACACCGGTTTCTCTCCTTAATGGTGTTACTGCGAAGGATGTTCCGGCGACTCAAAGTCTATCTCTCAATTTATTATACAACGACCTTTTTGAATTTAATACTGATCGTAGCAACTCTGCTTTACTTTTCCACACTACCCAACACGCTGAAGGCAAGGTGCCTATGGTTACAAGAGACGAATACCAAACTAGCGGAGTTCCCGCACTTACTGCTGAAACTTTTGAAGGACACGCTCAGAATAGTGGGGCGGTTGGTCTCGGTGGTCTTTTCCGCTGGACGGCTATTAGACCCAATAAGGGTCAGCGTGTAAATAACAAGGGTATGGACTTAACTTACAAGGCAACTGGCTTACCGGCTGATACTTATACTCTCCGTGTTTACCTTGAGATGATGAAGATTGCTAAGATTGAAAATGGGCAATTTTCGTGTTATTTCGCTTAAATTTTTTTCTTAATTAAGATATATAAATGTTATATTATTTAGCGATTATTAGAGAGTATTTTGAGTGTGATAAATATAAAAAATTATATGAAGAAGAAAAACAAAAATATGAAGATTTGAAAACATGGGCTGAAAAATTACTAGAATCAAATAATGAATTATTTAATGCAATCAAAGAATACAAAAATAAATAATCTCGTTTTTTTACATAAAAAAATAATCTATTTTTATATTATAAATATGAAAATAGATTCATCTAATGTTACTGAGGATATTCAAAAGGCACGACCAAACGTCAAAGAGAATACAATTAAACAATATGAAGTTAACTTGAAGAAACTTCAAAAATTATATGATAGTGATAATTATGATTTTTTATCAAAGCCCGATGATGTTATGGATAAGATTAAAGATCTTCATTATTTAAGCCAAAGAAATATATTAAATGCGATTGTTGTATTTTTAATGGCTTTGAATCATGATGAAAAATATGATGAATTATTAATTACTTATGGAGATTTAAGGGATGAATTAAATGATAAATATAGCGATGAGCAAAAGTCGGGTATAATTAGTGATAAACAAAGTAAAAATTTTACAACAAGTGAAGAGATATTTAAGATGATAAATCAAATGGCTGAAGATTTAAAACCTATAAAAAAGAAAAGTAAAGATGAAATAACAAAGAAGGAGATGCAACTTTTACAAGCATATGTTTTATTTAATATATATTCTCGTATGCCGATGCGTAATGATGTTGCGGGTATGACAGCTATTAATCAAGCAGCATATAAAAAACTAAGTGAAGAAGACAAAAAAGAAAATAATTATTTAGTTGTTCCTTCAAAAGGTAATATTTATTTTGTATTGAATCAATACAAAACTGCGAAGAAATACAAAGAATTAGATTTACCTATTGAAGACAAAGATTTAAGAAAAATTTTAAGGTATTATCTTAAGATGAATGGTATGGGTATTTTATTTAAGACTTCAACGGGTAAACCTCTTACCCGCACTGAATTAAGTAAGGTATTACTTAAGTATTCAAAAAAGTATATGAATAAATCAATTAGTACAACATTATTAAGAAAGATTTATTTGTCTAGTAAATATGGAGACATGAAAAAGGAGTTAGAGAAAGATAATAAGGTAATGGGTCATAGTAAGGCAGTAGCCTTAGATACATATGTTAAAGAAGCAAAAGAATAATTTATTTTTTATTTATTTTGATTCTAATGGATTTTCTTTAAATTTTTCACAATTTTTTAGAAATGAAGATATAGATTGTTTAAAAGGTTGTCCCGTTTCGGGGTCATCAACTTGTTTCCCCTTCTTAAAACCTAATGATTTATAGTAATTTTCTAATTTCCCTTGATCGTGTTTTATGTCGCCACCTAAATCTCCGGCTTCTAATCTAAAATCACTTGTAAGTTTTAACCCGTATTTTTTCATTTTGATTAATTCTTTTAAAACTCCACATAAATAATAATTCGCTAAACCTTTCTTTGCTCTTTCTTTGTTTTTATTTTCTTGTGAAGTAAATGATATTAAATGAAAATATTGTGGTTTCTTTGTTGATATTTCACCCATTATTTTTACATTATTATGTTTATAAAAAACATCAAAAAAATCATCTTCTTCCGGATTTTCATAAATTTTTAATTTTGTTTTATCTATCATTTGTTTTTCCTCTTTTGGTTTCTTTGTGGCTTCACCTTTTCCACTTAGTTTTTTCCCTCTCTTAATTTTTCAGCTAAAAATAAAAATTGTCTCTCAAGATTTCCTACTTGACGATCAAAAAAGTCTTTCGGAGATGGATTTATATTAGCATCTACACCTAATTCTTTTGCTATTTTTTCAACATATTTTACTATTTCTTTCCTTTGTTTCAAAGGTAATTCACTAAGAAGTTTATCTCCTCTTAATCTTTTGATTTCTGCTTTGTATTCTGTTAAAGTTGTATATCCATTTTCTTTTAAAATTTCATTCGGTGATTTTCTTTTAGGTTTAGGTTTTGGCTTAGGTTTTTCGGTTTGAGTTTCAATAGTTGTAGTCTTAGCCTTAGGCTTTGGTTTAGTTCTTGCTTTTTCTTCTTGCACTGCTTTTTTACGTATAGCTCTCTCTTCCTTCTTTTTCTTCTCTTCTTTCTCAGCTTTTGATTCAGTTAATTTTTGTTTTTGTAATTCAGTCTTAGGTTTTGGTTTAGTTAATTCTTTTGCTTTTTCTAATTTCACTCTTGGTCGTCCCTTTCTAATTCCACCTTTTGGATCTAGAGATTTTTTTTCATGATTTATCATATATCCTTTTTTGTCTACCATTTTGATAATTTCATCTCTTGTAGCACCCTTTGGTATTTTAATACTAGTTAAAATATTATGACCTCTTATTAATTTTCTTATTTCAGCAGTTGTTAATTCACCCTTCATTTTACCGGATTTATAAGGCATCTTTATAAGTATATACAATAAAAAAATTATCTCATTTAAATTATAAAATGTTAATTGATAAATCTCACTCAAAAAAAGATATAATTATATTGTTTAAAAAACATGGTGTAATTATTGATGATAAATTAAGTAAAGGTAATATCATTAAAAATATTGAATCATATATTAAGGATTTTCAATATGATGATAAAATACAAAATGAAACTTCATTAAAAGATTATTTGAAAAATTCATCACCTAAACAAAGACCAAATACAACACAAAAAAGCGATATAATGTTTAAGGCAAAAAAGATAATTAAATGGGCTAAAAATGATTATATATTTGATGGTGCAACATATATGAATTGTGAAGATCCTTATAATGATATTATGAGTATTTATATGTGGGGAGATTTACCTAGTGTAAGACGAGCTTGTAGAATGTATAATAATTCTCATTATTGTAAGAATCATATTAATCCAGTTATATCATCTGAAGTTGAAGAAGAATTACAAAACAATAAATTTATTAAACAACAAATAATGTATAAATTAACAATTAAAAGAGTTAGTAAAGATAATCCTATTATTATTGATTTTGATTAAGGGTCAATTTTAGACCCTTGACCTAAAATAAGTCAAGAGAGATTCATTCTATATAAGGCTTATAATTGTAGTAAGGTCTAAAATTGACATTGACCCTTTTAGGGTCAATATGAAAATCTTTTAAAAAGATTTTGACCCATAGTTTAAATAACAAAAATAAAAATATTATGTATTATAAATGAGTTTATTATTACAAGGAGATTGTTTAGATAATATGAAAGGTATTGATACTGATTCAGTTGATTTTATCTTTTGTGATTTACCTTATGGTCAAACAAATTGTAAGTGGGATTGTCCAATTGATTTAGATAAATTTTGGATTGAAATAATGAGAATCAAAAAAATAAATACTCCTATCTTTATGACAACAACAACTAAATTCGGTGTTTCATTAATTAATTCAGCTCCTAAGAAATGTCCTTTTAGATATGACCTTGTGTGGGTCAAATCTCAAAAAGCTGGTTTTTTATCAGCAAAGAAAATGCCGATGCGTCAACATGAAATGATATATGTATTTTATGAAAAATTACCTTTTTATGATTTATCTAGTCATAAACATAAGTTTATCAAAGAAGGTAAAAAAAGTGAAGGTGATAAAGGTAATGAATGTTATGGAAAGTTTAAATATTATAATAATGGAGAGAAAGGATATGAACCACCATTACCCGTATCAGTTGTTAAACCGAATGTGAGCGATGCTAAAGAAGAAACATATGAAACTTGTAATAAACCAAAAAGAAAAATGATTTATGGTAATATGCAAGTATTTGAACCAAAAAGAAGAGGTGAGCCACGATACGAACCAGCTTTACCAACAAGTATGGTTGAAATTAAATCTACTCGTGGTAAACACAGTACTGAAAAACCAGTTGCTTTAATTGAATGGTTATTAAAATATTATTCTAAAGAAGGCGATGTTGTTTTAGATCCGACTATGGGTTGTGGCTCTACTGGCGTCGCTTGTAAAAATATGAATAGAAATTTTATAGGTATTGAGAAAGACCCCGAAATATATGAAGTCGCAGTTAATAGAATTGATTGATGCGTTTTTTTTCATAAAATTATTTTCTAATTTAAGGTATAATAATGGATTATAAAAAGTTGAATCAAGATTTGAGATTTGGTTTATTGAGTGAAGAAGAAGCACATGAAACTTTAGAAGGTGTATTTGGTAAATTAAATAAATCAAAGGATAATCCTCAGATGGGTGATTTTTATGAGTTTGATAAATATAATGATAATTACTTTCTTGAGATGAAAACAAGAAAGATAAATCATAATAAATTTAGTACTTTATTTTTTGGAGAGAATAAATATAATGAAGGTAAGAGATTACTAAAAGAAAATCCTAATTTAAGAATCTTTTATTTATGGAAATGTTATGATGGTATTTATGGCTGGGAGCATGGAAGTAGCGAATTTAATATATGCAAAAGAGGGAGATGGGATAGAGGTAAAAGAGAAATAGATGATTGTATTGATGTAAATTTAAAATATATTAAGCCATTAAATAATCTATTGGATTAATATAAATGGTGGTAACGAATAAACAAAAATTTAATATGAAATATAAACAACCGAAGAATCAAGCAAATGGTAAAGATGATATATCAAGGTTAACTAAAATACCTATGAAAATTTTAGATGATGTTTATGATCGTGGAGTTGGTGCTTATAAAACAAATCCACAAAGTGTAAGACCTAATGTTAAATCTAAAGAGCAGTGGGCGATGGCTAGAGTTTACGCTTTTGTTATGAAAGGTAAAACATATAAAACAGCTGATAAAGATTTAGCGGATAAATTAAGGAAAAAAAAAATAAAAGGATATATAAGATGAGTTATAAAATCATTTATGCCGATCCAGCTTGGAATTATACAGCAACCAGTAATAAAATACCAAGTAGAAATAAAGACGGGCAACCATATAATGCTATGAGAATGATTGATATATATGATTTTAAATTACCCGAAACTGATAAAGATTGTGTATTATTTTTATGGGCGACTGCACCATTATTACCCGAAGCATTATATACAATTAAATCATGGGGTTTTGAATATAAAACAATTGCTTTTACTTGGATAAAGAAAAATAAAAAATCTACTAATACTAATTTTTGGGGTATGGGATCTTGGACAAGAAGCAATCCCGAATATTGTTTATTAGCAACTAAAGGAAATCCTAAATCTGTTAGTCATTCAGTACATTCGGTAATTGAATCACCATTAGAAGAACATAGTAAAAAACCCGATATAGTAAGAGATAAGATTGTTGAACTATGTGGAGATATAAAAAGGATAGAGTTATTCGCGAGAAATAAGTATGAAGGCTGGGATAGTGAAGGTAATCAATTACAAGTTTAATTCGTTTTTTTTTCTTTATTTATTTATAGATAATTTTATTATAACCTCTTAATGACAAAACAATTAAAGAGATTAAATATTAAACCCGAATACTCGCTAGTACCTTTACCTAAGTCGGGTCATAGATTCATTAATATCCCACCTAGAAAAAAAATAACTTACATGGTTTATATACATCAAGATAGATATAAAACGAGAACTTTTAAAAAACTATCTGACGCATTATGTCATAAATACATTAGAATCTTAAAGTATAAGGCTAATATCGGCATATAATCTATTATTATGTCATTTAAGCGTCGGTTTTAATCTATTATTATGCTATTTTATACTTAAAAATAGTATATATTTTAAAATTTATGTCTTTTTTAAGTGATATTAAGCGTCGGAAAGGGTATAATATTAGATTATTGACCTATTTAGGGTCAATTAAAGGGTATAATTTAAGATTAGTTTGATTTTTTAATATTTAATCTCAATTAAAATATAGATATATTATTATTCATGGGAAAAGGTGGTGCGAATCCTTATCCTATGTGGTGGGCTTCAAGTGATGAACCAGTTACAAGGGAAAGACCCGACAAAAATAAATTACCCGAACATTATAAATCTCAACAAGATAAAGATAGAGAATATTACGATCAATATTATAAAGAGAAAAGTTATACTCAACGAAGACAAGAGTTTGAAGAAGATTTTAAAAAACGATTTATGCAAGGTGAATTCTTTGAACAAAAAGAAGAAGATAGTTTAAATATGAATCCTCATGAAATTCACCCTATCTTTAAAATAAAAAAATCCTCTAGTGAAGAGGACTTCAAAAAACAATATAAAAAACTAATCTTAACACATCACCCCGACAAAGGGGGCGATTCATCTATATTTATAAAAGTAAAAGAGGCGTGGGACAAACTTAAATTTAATCGCTAAAATATAGTATCTTATCCTTCATTTTTTCATATGGCTTTTCTTGTACTTGTGTATATTCTTCGTGTGATAAATAATACATATCATCTAATTTTTCTACTTTTGTTTGTATTACTTCTTCATCATATTTATCTAAAATAAAATTTGTTAATTTACAAATTTCTCTATGATTTTTACCTTGTTTGAGTTTCATAAATTCTTCGTGATATTGATCAATCATCTTAATACAATCTTTTTGGAATAATTCAATAGCTTCTTCTTTGGTTGCTTGTCTTTCTACTCCTTCTATCGGTCTTACTTCATCTTCTTTTTCAAAAATTTCAATTTCTTCTTCTCTTTCTTCTTCGCTTTCTTCTTCTTCATCACTATCATCTAATGCTTCTCTTAAACTGATTACATTATCAACTAAATCTTCAACCACTTCAATAACATCTACATAAATTTCTTCTTCATCTTCACTATCTCCTTCATATTCTTCTTCTTCTTCTTCTTCACTAGTTTCAATAATAAGACATTCTTTGATTTCATGAATTTCAATAGCTTTAGGTTTTTCTTCTACTTCTTGGGGCATATGTTTCATTTTAGTATTTTCTACCATTAAATAATCAATTTGCTCATCTTTTTCTTGTAATTGTTTCTTAAGTTTCTGAATCTCTAATTTTAGATTGTTATTTTCATTAACTAATTCATTTATTTTTGGACTTGGAGGCATAGCTTTATCTTCACGCTGTAATATATAATCTTTTTGTCGTGAAATATGTTTTTCAATTTCTTTTAATCTCCACATATTAAACTCTTTAAATTTTGGGGTATCTTTCTTACCATCCTTAACCATTTTCTTTAGTTGTTTCTTATAACAATTACGTGCATTAGCTGTTTTAAATTTTTTAGTTTCAAGATAATCATTAAGAATTTTAGAAAATCTTTTATCGTGGTCATTATAATCCTCATCAAGAGGTTTTAGACTATAGTAAGCTTTGATTTCACATTCAGTAAGATTAGATTGAAATTTTACGGATTTAGGAATCATCATTTTGTTTTATATATACTTACATATAGATAATAAATTATCTTTAAACCCTTTTGACCCTAAATGGGTCAAGGTCAATTTTAGACCCTTAACATAAAATAAACCCTCATAGTAATTAGAGAGTATATCAATATATTTGTCTTAAGGTCTAAAATTGACCCTTTTTATTTTTCTAGAAAATTAAATTTAATACTTTGATTTTTTCTTTTTTGTTTTTTTAGTTGATTGATAACCTTCAAAAACCTTTTCGGGTTTTATTTTTTTTTCATTGTCAATATTTTTTTTAATATCAATTTGAATCTTATTATGATCGGTAACTGGTTTCACATTTGTTGATTTCTTTTTAGGTTTACTTCGTTTAGGCATTATATAATTTATGATATTTTTTTTGATTTATTTATTTTACAAAAATAATATATATAATATTTATAAAATGAGTTTAGTTGTAACGTCTAATATTGCTACTGAAGATGACCCCTCTTTCTCTAATGTATTCAAGCCTTTCTCCTATCAGAATAGATTACTCAATACCATGAGAATCCCTCCTATGAGTGAAATAGCTTTACAAAGTGCAAAAATTAATAAAAATGGTTTATTTATTCTTGATAGAACTAATAGTGGATTTTGTCATTATTTTGGAACACCGATAGAAGAATTACAAAATGAAGATATTGAGAATTCTACCACTCAACCCTTTAGAGCTGTTATTGGTGCTGGTGAAGCTTTTAGAGCTGGTGATAAAAAAAATGAAGTAAATATTGATGATATGGCGAATGAAATTAAAAATGGATTAGATGAGGCAGCATTTCATCCTTCATTGATTACTGGTAGTGATACAACGGGTATCGCTGTTGATCCATTATATGATTCTACTAGTACTTCATTCAAGGGTTTTAAATTTGTTACTACATCTCAAGCTGGTAAAACTACAAGAAATGCTGCTGCTATAACTTTCACAGATATATCTAAAAATCAATCATATAATTTTACACAAGCAGCGGGTAAAGTAACTAGTAGTGATGTAAGAGGTTTTTATGTCCAAAATAGAGAATATCCTATAAGTCAAAATGCTGGAACTTGTACTTTTAATTTTAGTGATGCTCAAACTGGTACAAATCCTAACTGGATGGTTGGATTATCTAGAATCAATAGAGAAGCGGCTTTTGGTGATGCGGGTGATACAGCATTCTTACCTAATTACTTTGATACTACACCAACTTCTACAACTCTAAAAACGCCTATTTATGTTAGAGGTCAATATACTTACGCTGATATATGTGTCATGAGATTTGGAACTGAATTAAGGGTTTATCAATCGGGAGCAAGAACAGCGGCGGGAACTGGAGACGGAATTTACATGAATGAAGTAGTTTATTATGGTGGTCATAACGCTAATTTCGGTGCAGTTTATAATATAGCAAATAATGCTGATGATTATAAAAAGGTTAAATTTACCTTAACAAATGAAGAATTTAAAATAGAACTTATTGCGGGTGATGGTGGTAGTGTTGTATTATGTGATTATACAACTTTAAGGGCTGCGGGTGCTGTAAAAAATCAGTGTCTAAATCCTAACAATGCTGCTAAATGGGCTTTATATCCAGTATGCTCTGTGGGTCGTCGTGGTGGTAATCCGCACGTGAATCAAGTAATAGAATTAGAAAGTATTGATCATTATACTAATTACCCTTCATTTGATTCTACAAAATATTTTAATTATGACTGGTGGGGATGGTCTCAAGAATATAACCAAACTATCTTTTGTAAAAAACTTGAGATGAGAGACTGGAATAATTTTAGTAGAACAACAACTAATCACGGTGTAGGGGCAAATGGTTTACTAGCACCGAAAGGCGTGAATGCTTCGGGTGCTATGACTGGTTATAAATCATTACTTATCACCGCTAAGAGTGCTGCTTATGGAACTTCAACTAATGAATGTAATACTCAATATACATTAGGTTTTGTTGGTGATCCAGTATCTAGACCTACACTTACATCTAATAATTTAGTATCTACTAATGAAAGCTCTACCGTGCCTAAACTAGTTTCAAATATTTCATTATTCATTAGATTAAATAATTTTACTCAAACTAGTGTAAATGCTCGTCAAGGGACAAATTCTAAAATTGTTGCTCATTTACCTCGCTTTGATAATAGTGGTAATGAAACCGGTGGTTTATATTTTGAGCCTCACGAGAAAACATATTTAGCATTAAATAATACTGATGAACTATTAATTAATTCATTTGATGTTGATATTGTTTATGATAATGAAACATTATGCACAGCATTAAGCGGTAAAACAATTGTATGCTTTCATATTCGTCCTCAAAAGAAATAAAATATATTGTAATAATATATGGCTGGATTTCATACAAAAACCTTTTTAAAACATGATGATTATATGACTCCTAAATATGCTTGGGAGAATATCAAAGAATTTATCCCTAAAGATAAAGTAATATGGGAGGCTTTTTATGGTGATGGTAAAAGTGGAGAATATTTATCTGAATTAGGTTATGAAGTTATTCATAAAAAAGTTGATTTTTTTGAAAGTGATTTAGGAGACATAATTATAAGTAATCCGCCATTTAGTAACAAAAATAAAACTATGACTAGATTGAAAGAATTAGATAAACCATTTATAATATTATTACCTCAACCAGCAATAAATACAAAATCAATAAGAGAATTATTCAAAGATGAATTACAAATCATAATACCAAGAAAAAGAATACAATTTATCAAAAATGGTAATGAAATGCAAAATAAATGTAATTTTGATTGTTTTTATTATTGTTACAAAATGAATTTACCTAGAGATATTATTTGGTTAACTTAGGGTCAA